GTTCACTGTAATTTGAATTATCAAGTAGGAAGATATGAAGTATGAAATTAATTTTAGATGTAGAAAATACAGTTACAAAGAAAGATGGTAAAATGCACCTTGACCCATTTGAACCATCAAACAAATTGGTCATGGTAGGTTACTTAAAAGAAAATGGCGATTATAAGTTATACAGCCTTGATACAGGTGAGCCAAATGATATACAAGAGACATTAAATAAAACTACATGTCTTATAGGACATAACATAGCCTATGATTTAATGTGGCTTTGGGAGTGTGGTTTTAAATATGATAAAGATGTATTTGATACTATGCTGGGCGAGTACATATTACAGAGGGGTATCAAACAACCCTTGCACCTTAAAGACTGTGCAGAAAGATACAACTTGGATACTAAAAAAGAAGATACGTTAAAAGAATATTTTGCAAAAGGTTATGCTACAGATGAAATACCTAGAGATGAGCTATCAGAATATTTAAAGGCAGACTTGTTTGCTACAAGAGACCTGTATCAATCTATAACTAGCAGGTTGAGAAAAGATAAAAATAAACCTCTGTTAAATACAGTAAATCTTACAAATGATGTATGTGTTATATTAGCAAAGATATATAGAAATGGTTTCTCTGTTGACCTAGATAAACTTGACGATGTTAAAAAACAATTTGAAAATGAAAAGACAGAAGTAGAAAATAGATTAAACAAACAGGTAAGGCATCTTATGGGTGACACACCTATAAACTTAAATAGTCCTGAACAAATGTCGTGGGTAATTTACAGTAGAAAACCTGTAGATAAGGCTATGTGGGCAAATAACTTTACACCTTACATGCCTGAACCACAGTACAAAGATACTGTAAAAACATATTCCAAGATTATAAGAAAAACAAAAGCTGTAAAGTGTAGTGTCTGTAATGGAGAGGGATACATAAGAAAAGTAAAAAAGGATGGTAGTTTATATGCTAGAACAAGTAGATGTACTAATTGCGATACTAATGGTTACTTATTTAATGATACAGGGGATGTAGCAGGTTTAAAGTTTGTAGCACCTAATGCAAAATGGGTAAGTGCAAATGGATTTACAATTAACAAAACATACCTAGATACACTACGTAGTGTTGCAAGAAAAAATAATATGGAAGATGCAGTAGTGTTTTTAACTGACTTACAAAGGCTGTCTGCACTTGATACGTACTTGTCATCTTTTGTAGATGGCATACGAATGTATACAAAGCCTGACGGCAAGTTGCATGTTAGATTATTACAGCATAGAACAGCAACAGGAAGATTTAGTGGAGCAGACCCTAACATGCAGAACATGCCTAGAGGTGGTACATTCCCTGTTAAGCGTGTGTTTGTATCACGATGGGATGGTGGCAAAATACTTGAAGCAGACTTTGCACAGCTAGAGTTTAGGACTGCAGCGTACTTATCACAAGATAAAACAGCAATAGAGGAGATAGAAAATGGTTTCGATGTTCACAGTTACACTGCCAAAGTTATTACTGAAGGTGGTCAAAAAATTAGTAGGCAGGAAGCAAAAGCCCACACATTCGCACCACTCTACGGAGCTACGGGGTTTGGGAGGACAACTGCTGAAGCAACGTATTATAGACAGTTCACAGAAAAGTACGAAGGCATCGCACTTTGGCATGCCAAATTGGCTGAAGAGGCTCTGAAAACAGGAATGATTACAACACCATCAGGTAGACAGTTTTCTTTTCCTGATGTGCAGAGAAGAAGAGCAGGTGGGGTAAGTCACTTTACACAGATTAAAAATTATCCTGTTCAGTCTTTTGCAACAGCAGATGTTGTACCTTTAATTTTAGTACATATATACAAGGCACTTGACAAACATATGTCATGTGTGGTAAATACTGTACATGATTCTATAGTTATAGACGTTCACCCAAATGAGGTGAACATAGTATTAAATATTATTCGTGAGACTAATGAGCAGATGACTTCTTTAATAAATAATATGTTTGATATAAACTTTAATTTACCTTTATTATTAGAAGCAAAGATTGGAGACAATTGGCTTGACACGAAAGATGTAGTGTGATATAACTGTCTTACTTTAAAAGGAGAAAAATATATGAATAATGAATTAGTAACAATAAATACAGAAAATTATGCAGCCATGGCAAAAGCTATGGGTCTGTCTGCAAACACAGGGGAAACCAAAAAAACTAATGTACTCAATAGGTTAAGGGTATGGCATCAACCTACAATGGGTAAAGATGTAAACTCAAAAGGTAAAGAAATAACAACTGAAATTATTGAGGGTGGATGTTACAGACTTGAAATTGTAGGAGAAACTTCTACATATTACTTTGCAAAGAAAGCAAAGTTTAGACCCTTTGCACAAAGGTATATGTATAAAAGATATGTACAAAACCATAAGGCAAAAGAGGGAGATAAAAAAGGTGTGTACCATAAAACTATTATGTCAGATAATTTAAATATAGATTTAAAGGACAGTGCTGGTACATTTAATTGTGGTAAACCTGCAGGTTATGTAAAAGACTTTCAATCTCTACCAAAAGAGATGCAGGAATTAATTAAGTCTATTAAAAGAAATAGATGTGTGTTTGGTGTTGTTGAAATGTTATCACCTGTACAGGAATCAGATGGCAAAGAAACAGACAAGTTAACAAAAGTTCCTGTTCTTTGGGAGATAGATAACAGGGATGCCTATAAAGCTATGGGGGATATCTTTAATAAATTTAGCAAGATGGAGAGATTACCTCTACAGCATATAATTAACCTTGAAGAAACAGAAGAGTTTTCATCAAATACAGGTAACAAATTCTATATTCCAAACATGCAGTTAGATTTAACTAACAAGTTAGATATAACAGATGAAGACCATAAGATGTTTGGTGATTTTATGGATTGGATTAAGGTACACAATGATAAAATTGTATCATCTTGGGATGAGATAATTGCAAATAATCAAGGTCAAGTTTCAGAGAAAGATGTAAAACTTGTAAATGATTTTGTTGATGTAGATGCTTAATGATTAAAAGCAACAATCCATTTGAGGTGCATAACATCAAATACTTATCACCTAGCAGCATAAATACCTACATAAGTGACATACCTATGTGGGTAGCTAGGTATCTCTTTGGTATTAAATCTAGTAGTGGAGCAGGTGCAATCAGAGGTATTGTACAAGAGTCCGTGCTAGCTAAAAAATACGAAACAGGAAAGTTTGATTTTGACCTGCTACAGATGGAGTTTATGACTAAATGCACAGAGTCTATGATTGACTTGGGAGATGTTAAAGTAGAAAAAGAAAGAAATCTACTTAAAAACTTTGGAGAGATTATAGACACTAACTTTAAATATAAAGACCTAGAAGACTATCAAGAAAGGGTAGAAGTTCAGTTTGATGACATGCCAGTTCCTGTTATGGGTTACATTGACTTTAGATTTAAAGATACTATAGTTGACTTAAAAACATCAACACGTATGCCATACAAACCTACAGAGGCACAAAAAAGACAAATGGCTTTGTATTCTATGGCATACCCAAACAATAGTGTAGACTTGTTTTTTGCTACACCAAAAGACTATAAAAAGTTTACACTTAAAAATTTAACTGCACACAAAGAGCAACTTAAAAAAGTAGCTTTTAGTATACAAAAGTTTTTGTCTATTAGCAGTGATAGACATGAGTTAGCTTCATTGGTTTATCCAAACTTTGACTCATGGACTTGGAGTGATAAACAAAAAACAGAAGCAAAGAAAATATGGAGAGATAAAATATGACAGATTTAAAAGTAGATGATATGGCAGAAATGATTAAAGAAAAAGAAAGAGAGCTTTATGAGCTTAAAAAACAATATCGTGAGCGTAGAACAGAGGGATTACGTCACGCACTAGAACAAAAAAAAGAAGCAGAAAAATTAGTGCGTGAAGAAATGAAATCTTTAGGATATGGACATAATGTTACAACAGATTATCCTTTTAGATTTTATTTTTAATGTCAGCGTATAGTGCCACCCAAATGGCACGTAAAAATGGGTATAGGAGTGGTTTAGAGGATGCAGTAGCAACCTTTTTAAAAGAAAATAACTTTGACTTTTTATATGAAAAAGTTAAAATAGAATGGGAAGACCTCGCATATCGCACCTATACCCCTGATTTCGTTTTGCACAATGGTATTATAATAGAAACAAAAGGAATGTTTACTGTTGCAGATAGAAGAAAACACTTGTATATTAAGAGACAACATCCTACTTTAGATATTAGATTTATATTTACAAGTAGCAAAAGAAAATTAAGAAAGGGAGCAAAATCAACTTATGGTGAGTGGTGTGTTAAACATGAGTTTAGATACTACGATAGAGTTATACCAGAAGATTGGTTAAAAGAAAAAGGAGAAAACAAGTATCCTAAATTTATAAAATTTAACGGCAACAAGATAAGGAGAGTACCATGATTGAAAAATATGACAACAAAGGAAATCAATTTTTTATAGAAGTTATACCTGATATTGATGACAAAGGAGAGTGGTTAGGTAGATATAATTTAGCTATAAATGTTCGTAGAACAAATATAAATGACGATAGTTTTTTTGCACTAGAAAATATATGTCAAATGGCTTGTGCAGCATTAAGTTTAATGGAAGAAGATATAAAGTTACGCAACAGAGTATATAGTTTCTTACAAACCCCTGATGAAAAAGATACAGCTAAAAACAAAGATGTAAAGATAGCAGTTGACAATACATACAAAAATGTTATAAATGTTAATTTTAAAGGGGAGAATGACAATAAATGAATGCAACAATAAAAGAATTAGTAGAGTTTGAAAAGGGTGAAACTACACACGAAACAAGAAAAATAAAATCAAAGAAAGATATGGTAAATCACCCACCACACTACAATCAAAGTGGTATAGAATGCCTTGATGCAATACAGGCTGCTACCGATGAAGGTTTTGAATATTACCTACAAGGTAATGTGATGAAATATCTTTGGAGATATAGATATAAGAATGGTATAGAAGATATTGATAAGGCTATCTTCTATCTAAATAAGTTAAGGAAGGTTTTAAAAGATGCTAGTAAAAGTAATGATGACTTTAAAAGTTGATGAAGATTACATAACACCTTCTGACGATAGAATAGATGAAGAATTAAAAGATTACCTAACAGACTTGGTACATGAGATAGATGGCTTTTCCATGAAGCATATAAGAATAATAGTAGGAGATAGAAAAAATGAACAATAATTACTTACCAACAGACTACCAAAACTTTATAGCGTTATCAAGATATGCTAGATGGATAGAAGAAGAAAACAGAAGAGAAACTTGGTCTGAAACAGTTGACAGGTATGTACAGTACATGGTTACACATGTTTCTAAAAATCACAATCTTGATTTGTCAGTAGATTTACAGAAAAAGATATTTGACAATATTGTTAGTTTAAATGTTATGCCAAGTATGAGAGCAATGATGACTGCAGGTAAGGCATTAGATAGATGCCATGTTGCAGGTTACAACTGCTCATACTTACCTGTTGATAGCCCTCGTGCATTTGATGAATGTATGTATATACTTATGTGTGGTACAGGTGTAGGATTTTCTGTAGAACGAGAGAATGTAGATAAACTACCTGTTGTTAATGAACACTTTGAAGAAAGCACAACTGTTATAAAAGTAGGTGACTCACGTTCAGGTTGGGCAAAGGCATTGCGTGAATTAATAGCTATGTTATATGTTGGACAAGTTCCTAAACTTGATGTGTCTGATGTAAGACCTGCAGGTGCTAGACTTAAAACATTTGGTGGTAGGGCATCAGGTCCTGAACCACTTGTAGACTTATACAATTTTTGCATAAACATATTTAGAAATGCAGCAGGTAGAGGATTATATCCTATTGAATGTCACGATATAATGTGCAAGGTAGGTGAAGTTGTAGTTGTAGGTGGTGTAAGACGTTCTGCCCTCATTAGTTTATCTAATCTTGGTGATGACCAAATGAGACATGCTAAGTCAGGTCAATGGTGGGAGAATGAAGGACAAAGAGCATTAGCCAACAACAGTGTAGCCTACAAAAGTAAAGTAAGTATGGAGACATACATGAGAGAGTGGTTGTCTCTTGTTGAAAGTAAGTCAGGTGAGCGTGGTATATTTAATCGTAAGTCTGCAGTAAAACAAGCAGCTAAAAATGGTAGAAGAGATACTGACCATGCATTTGGTTGTAATCCATGTAGTGAGATTATACTACGACCATATCAGTTCTGTAACTTATCTGAAGTTGTAGTTAGAGAAAACGACACAATGGAAACCTTAAAAGAAAAGGTACGCATTGCAACTATACTAGGAACATTACAGTCAACCTTGACAGACTTTAAATATTTACGTAAAGTATGGAAAGATAATACAGAAGAAGAAAGACTGCTTGGTGTATCATTGACAGGTATAATGGACAACAAGGAATTTAACACTGATGCTTTTTGGGTTTATGAAGATGGCATGAATTTGTGGGATGAGTATAGCACAGGTGATAAGTTAAAAGAACTAAAGGAGATTGCAATTGAAACAAATAAACAGTTTGCACAATCTTTGGGCATACCTCAATCAACTGCTATTACTTGTGTCAAACCAAGTGGCACTGTTTCTCAACTCGTGGATAGTGCAAGTGGTATTCATGCTAGACATAGCAAGTATTACATTCGTACTGTACGTGGTGATAACAAAGACCCATTGACACAGTTTATGATTTATAGTAATATTCCAAATGAACCTGACGTTATGAAGCCTGATAGCACTACAGTGTTTAGCTTTCCAATGAAAGCACCTGACAATGCTATCACGAGAGATGATGTTGATGCAGAAGACCAATTAAAAATTTGGTTAGCTTATCAAAGGCATTGGTGTGAACATAAACCTTCTGTTACAATAACTGTAAAAGAAGATGAGTGGATGAAAGTTGGAGCTTGGGTATATGAAAACTTTGATGATATATCAGGTATTAGCTTTTTACCACATAGTGACCACACTTATGCGCAAGCACCTTATCAAGAAATTACTAAAGATAAGTATGAAGAGCTAATGAAAGAGATGCCACAGGCAATTGATTGGTCTAGGCTGATAGATTTTGAAAAAGAGGACACTACAACAGGCTCAAAAGAGCTAGCTTGCACTGCTGGAGTTTGTGAAGTTGTAGACATAGAGGCTTCATAATTCAGGTATATTACCCTTCGGAGGGTGTGTTTCACCCCTCTGACGGGCTTTATACGAAGAAAAATTTTTAACAATAACAAAAAAAGGAGCATATTATGCAAAATTTAGAACCAAGTATTGAAGATAGAAAGAAATTTGACATTGACCTAAAATATGGTAAAGTTAGAGAGAAAAAAATAGCAGAGATGTTTCAAAATAAAAAGATAGAGGTAAAAAGTGAAAGAGACATGTGGAAAAGAACAGGCAATATTGCGATTGAGTTTGAGTCTTATGGAAAACCAAGTGGCATCAGTAGCACGGAATCAGATTATTGGTTTCACAATCTATGCATTGGTAACGACACGTTTTGTACTCTTGTCTTTGATACAAAGAGTCTTAAAAAAATAATCAATAGTTTAGATTATAAAAAAATAGTTAATGGTGGAGACCACAATGCATCAAGGATGTATCTGTTAAACATACAGAAGTTGTTTTCATCAGATGTGATAAAAGCATTTTAGAGGAGAATATATATGAGAGAAATGTTAATAAGTGCTGCCCGCACGTACTACATGGGTATAATTAATAAACATATAGCAAATATAGAAATACTACTTACAAATCCTGTTGGTATCGGTGAAGATTCTCACCAAGATATACAAGCTGTTATTGAGGTAGAATTAGGTAAAGTAGCTGACTACCACGATAAACTAGAGATGTTACAAAAGTTTTTTGTAAAATCACAACAATCACCTGAACAAATAAAGGAGAATGAGAATGATACAAACAAATCGCAGAAGAAATCTTAGTAAATATGATGCACCTTTAAGTATTCAGTTCAAAAGAGGATTGAATGCTTTCAAGGGTAAACAATTTATAAAGACTGTAAGAGGTCATAAGATTATAGCCACTGAAAACCCTTACCCTGATAATACAATGCAACACAGAGAATGGCAGCGTGGCTACAACTTTGGTTATGCAAATAATTTAGGTAAGGATATACAATGGAAACATTTTTACAAGAAGAGGTAAATAAATTTATGAAGGAAAAAAATAAAAGCACTATAACTGCATCTGAATATCAGAGAAAAGCAAAAGAGACTGCTATATTTCCACCTTCTACAGCCCTAGAGTATTTAACTTTAGGGCTTGTAGGTGAAGCAGGTGAGATAGCTAACAAAACTAAGAAAGTAATCCGTGACAGATTACCAACAGAGAGTTGGAAGCATGACCTGCCTAGTGAGATAGGTGATGTATTGTGGTACTGTGCTGTGTTAGCTGATTATTTAGATTATGATTTAGGTAAGATTATGGAAAATAATTTAGATAAACTTAAATCAAGAAAGAAACGTGGTGTACTAGGAGGAAGTGGAGATAATCGTTAATTATTCTAAGTCTTTTTTAACTTTATATTTATCAAAGTCTTCAGTACCAAACATTTCTATGTAGAGAGATATGCCATGAAGGAAGTTTTCATCTTCGTATATACTACCCCCTTCTTCAGCATTATATCTCTCTTCAATTATTCTTCTTTGTGCAGTTGGTGTTCCTATAAACATAGCTCTTAATCTTCTTTTTCTTTCATCTAAAGTTCCCTCTAAATCAGGGTCTAATACTTTTGCTCTTGCTAATGTTTTATAATCAGAAATTAACTGTTTTAAAAAATATTTTTTTTGTCTATCTGTAGCATAATTATTATATTCATCACTTAATATATATGGAAGTATTTTATTATCCATATTTTGACCCATATAACCTTTAGCTAAATTTGTAAAAGACGCATCTCCTTTAACTTTTCTAGGTGCTATTTCCCTGTAATCAAATCTTAATCTAGCAAGTTCTTGTTCGACCAAAGTCTTTTTTTCTTGTTCATTAAATCCAACAATCATTTTAAGAAAAGGATTTACGTTGTATAAAGGTTTATCCCTTGATGGTCTATAAACAGGTACATCTCCTTGTGCAGGGTCATACTTATCAGGAAAAGACCTTAATGCTCTGTTTAACATATATTCCATCATATCTACAGAGGAGGTGTCTTGCACTACTCTATAATCAAGTCCACCTACTGTTCCTGCTATATCTTTTATCATACCAAAAGGAACTAATGCACTGTTAAAAAAATCACCTGCAAATCTATAGCCCACTTCTTCCCAAGTCATGTCACTAGGACCACCTGCTTCTCTTGAATTTATAAGACCATCAACTAAACTATCTACAACATATAGACCTGAACCACCCTTTGCTGAACCACCTAGTAAAGCATTTATAGCATCCCTAGATTTACCATCTATACCTACAGCTACTTTATCATTGTTGTGTATTTGTGGAAGTTTTACACCAAACATTTCTCCTTGTTGTTTAGGACCTGTATTTCTATATAGCCAATCTGCAAACCAAGCAGCACCCATAAATGGTCCTAACGCTGCTGTTAAATCATATGTTGAACCACCAACCTTAAATTCATAAGGACCTGTCTTTTCATCTCCATAGTTAGCTCTTAATGCATAAAAGGCAGCTAGCACACCAAGACCACTCATTTGTTTTCCAAATGCTTCACTATCAAGTTTAAGTCTAAATTGGTCTCCTAAACCTACATTAAAACCACGTATACCCTTTTCACCACCTCTTTTATTAAGTATACCACCCATATTAACTAAACCTAATATAGGCGCATGTTCATATTGAAATATCAATTGATTTACAAGGTATCTAGGAAAAGGAACAAGAGCAGATAAAGGTATAAATCCTGTAGCTGCAGTTATAAAACCATCAGCAAGTTTGTTAAAAGCTCCTGCTTTACCTTGAAACTTACCTTCTTGATATGTAAATTCTAATGCCTTTGTCATTGCATTTTTAATGGCATCTTTACCACCATCCATATCAAATATTTTATTAAACACACCTGCCTGTGTTTCTGATGCTTCAGATAAGTAATAATCTTCAAACATCTTTCTAAGACCACCAAGATTTGTATTTGTTCTAATCCACTTATCTATTTCTCTTGAGAATACTGCTCTTTTAAAGTAGTTATCACTCATAGAGTTTAGTGTATTTGCTTTTCTAGCTAAAGCGACTATGCCACCCTCTACGGCTAGATTTTCACCTACATCACCCATCTCTCTAAATAATGTTTTTGCAAGGTCTGATTGACCAAACTTTTCATCTCTAAGCAACAAAGCAAGTGCTTCTGTTTCCCAAGAATTAGTTCCAAACCACATATCTTTCATGTAGGCAGATTGACCACCTGTTCTCATTTTTTCCATGCCTATTCGCACAGAATTTTTTGCTTCTTGTATCAATCTATTATTTATGGTAGCAGTTCCACCAACAAACTGACCACCTGCTTTTATCATGTCGGCTAAACCCTCACCTAAATTATCAAGAGCATAAACATAATTTCTCATATATCCATTTGTTGTATTACGTGCTGTAGTAGCAGTCTGTATTGTCATTAATCCTATACGTGCCTTGTTTATTGCACTAGGACCCCAATTTGTATATACGTGTCTTAATCTGCTTCCTAAACCTTTTTCTGCATCCTCTAATGCTTTTTGTGCAGGAGTTTTTACATCTGCTAAATTAACAAGTTTTTGGTCTATTTCTGTTAACTCTTTTAATAATTTTTCTTTTTCTGCTTTTTTTAATGCGCCTAGTCTGCCTAGTATTGAACCTGCTTCACTGTATTCTGCTACTATTAGAGATGTTAATTGAGTTACAGTTAGTCCGTGTTCATCTAGTATTTTTAATATACCAACATCTGAAATTTGTGGGTTGCCACCCTTACCTGCTTCTGTTAAACCTCTTGCTAGTCTTGAACCAATTCTTTCCTCTTCAATAACTAATTGACCTTTTTTATTTCTTGTTCTTCTAACAATGGGTCTTACATTTGATAATATTTCTGCAGCAGCAGAAGCTATATTTTCATGGAATTTATCTTCAATACTAGGCACAAATTTAGCAGATTTAAAATTTACATCTGATGCTAGCCCACCTCCCGGAGTTTTTAACTTTCTTCCTTTTTTTAATTCTTCAGGAACTGTTTCGATTAAAGGTAGTAAAACTTGTTTAACAGTATTAAAATCTTTTTTAATCTGAGAGCTATCTTTAGCTTTTATTATTTTAGAAGTTTTAGCTTTATGGGCTTTTTCAATTTTATATGTTTCTTTAGCTATAGCACTTAATCTAATTTGTTCTGCTATATTAGACGTTATAGTTTTCTGTGTTCCTGTTATTGCACCAAAAGTACCTGCTGTTGCAGCACTAAATGCAGTTGCTAGTGATATATCTGCTAGACTTGCACCTTCTCCTATGCCTAATTCTTTTCTTGTTTCACCCTGTTGTCGTACAGTATATCCCCCAACTGCTCCGTCAATAACAGCAGCACCTGCACCTGCTTTCCATCCACCTTTTTTAAATCCATCTACAGATGCTTCTAATCCTGCACGTAGTTTATTTTTAGCATTTCTTTTTAAAACTTGTCGTATGCCTAGTTTAACACCCTGTTGTGCTGCTAATGCACCTGCTTTTGCAGTTCCAAAGGAAAAGATACCTGCATAAGTAGATGGAGCTTTTAGCACACCTTCTATGTAATCACCTGCTGCACTCCAACCAAAATCACTGTCCATATTGTCATATGTATTCATTAGATTTCCAAAACGCTCTTTTGCTTCAGAGTCTGCTGTTTGAGCATAAAATAAATCTCTAGTAGCTGTTACCTCATTAACATTTTGTTTTCTAAAATGTTCCATAAACGCATCATAAATTTGTTCATTAACATCTTCGTCTGAGTAGTCAAACTCATAGCCACCTCTATCTTCTAAAAAAAGAGCAGCATCATTCCGAAACTGCTTATCTTTTATTAAATTTTCTTTGTTTAAATCTTTATTTTTTAAATATACGTATGACATTTTTTACTATTAATTAATCGTCTAAAATATTACCAAAGTTAGCTTGCCAATCAACACCTGTTATTTCCTTAAATTTATCTTTTAATTGTTGTTCTGTTAAAGTTGCATTAGTATTTCTTAGTATAAAATTTGCAATTTGACCTGCTACTGTTGCACTATTATTATTTTCTTTAAAATTTAGTACCAAATCATTTAATGTATCACTAAGTATTTTATTATCCATTATATTAGGAATTTGATTATCATTTTTAGAAACTACATCTTTATTTGGTAATCCACTTGTGTTATTTTCTTTAGAGTCTAATTTAAACTGTTGTCTATCATAATCTATTTGACCATCAATTACAAAATATGGAGAACCATCTTCATTTCTATCTAAATTTGAATCATTTTTAATCATTTCTCTAGTAATTACTTTAACCCGTAATAAATTACTAGCTGCATAAGATAAAAACTGCATTGCATCTATTGGTTCATCGTAAGGTATTATTGATGCAGTGTTAGGGTCTGCAATAAGAGATTTAATATTTTTATCTATGTAACCTAACATTGGAGCATTATTAGTTCCTCTATTTTTTGGCTCTTTAGAAAGTGCAAGTAATCCTGCAAGTGTTATACCATAAGTGTTGGCAACTCTTCCGTTATTTGTTTTAGTTCCTATTTCTTGCCACTGACCTTCTAATATACGTGCATTAAGTCTTAGTGCTTGACCCAAGGAATCTTGTAATATGTTAGTTACTCTTTTTTCATTTGCGCTACCGGGAACTATTGGTTTATCATTTGTATTTGCTATTATAATCTCTAACTTTTCTGCTCTTTGTTTAAGTTCATTATAACCATTATCATCTTTATTCATTTTTTCTAGTTTAGCATTAATTAATTCTAAGTCTTTTGTATAAGATTGATTTAATAATAATTCAAATCTATCTAACTTAATATCAGGTATTGCTGGCATAGGTAATTCACCAAAATCTGTTTGTAGTTTATCTGCACTATATCCTGATAATGCTAGTTCTGTTTCAACATATTTTTTAGCTTGCGCAAGAGCATTGTTTCTTCCTCTTGAAAAAATATTTAATATGTTCATTCCTGAACCTTCTAAAGCTGTATTTAAATCTAAGTCTCTAACTCCTATATCCATAGGTATTGTTATTTTATTTGCTAATTGTTTATTTGTTGGAATTACATAACTGCCATCATCTTTAATTTCAGGTAAATTAAACAAATCTTCTACTACCATACCTGTTCTAACTAACTTAGATGTAATTTCAGGAACTACTGTTTTTGCGTACCCATATCCATTTTTTGATATTAAACTGTGTAAAACTTCAATGCCTCTGTTACTTCCATTTTGATTTAATTGAGCAACTAAACTTTTTATTTCTTCATCATTCTCTGTAAATTCTTTAGTCCATCTTTTAGATTCTTCTTCTGCTTTTGATACACGAGTTCTAGCAATTCGTTGTATTCTGTCGTCATAGTCATCCATAGCATCTTGTACACCTTTTTGTGCGCTTGTAGCAAGACCTGTGCCTAGACCCTCCATAAAAGGTTTACTAAATATACTTTTTAATATACTCATACCATTCTCCTAGACATTAAACCTTTTGGTTCTTCTTGTTCTTGTGGTTCTTCAGTTATATTTTCTTCTGTCATATCAATATTTTTATCTTCTGTTTTCATATCTTTTTTTTGCATTAATTTTTCTACACCTCTTTGTGCTAGTGTATCACGGTCTTTTTTAGGACTATCTTGTAACCCTGTATTATATTCTATACCTGCAGTATCTCCTATCAACATCATATTTTCTATCAGCACAGGTAAACTAAGTAGTCCTGTATCTATGGTATGTTTTCCTTCCATTACACCTGATATTTGTATTGTATTAGCAATTGTTGTTAGGGGTATACCCATAGCCATAATATCTACCAATCTTTCAGAAAAATCATCAGACATCATTCTTGACGAATAATGTTCTACAACCTCATCAACAGTTGTATATTGTGGTGGATTTTGCCAAGGTCGTGCTTTAAGTTCGTGTGTTAATCCCATTCCCGGAATAGGAGCATCAAAATTAGGTGTTTTCGTCTGCATTTCCGTTTAGTTCCATTCTTATGTTTCTAATGCTAGTAAGATATTTAGCTACCCTATACGCAGGTTCTTTTGAAAAATCATCTGTATTTTTACTAAAAGTATTTTTTACAGGTGTTAATAATCCTTTTCCTTTTACCTTGTTTTTAGGTTCGTTTATATCTACATTCTGTAATGTGTTATATGCTAGTTTTGCGTAATTTGTAATCATACTATATTCTTCGTTCCAAATCTTAAATAAGCAGTTCCTAGTGTGCCTATTAAACTTCCAATTGCACTACCTGCTGCTGACGTAGATGTTGCAGAAGCAATAGCAGCTTGTGCATCAGCATCTAATTGTGCTTCGGCAATTTTTGTTATTCTATCTAGTTCATTTTCAGCAGAAGTCCATGCCCACTCCATGCTATCTGAGTAATACTGCCATAAATTATCATATGCTGTTTTAGAGATATCTAGTAAAGCGTTTGCGTTTAATTCATTTGCACGATTAACAGCTACAGTATCTGCAGTTGCTATTTGTCTTCTCCACTGTGCATTATTTTGCGCTATCACTAATTGATTCTGTGCATTAAATTGGTCACGTTGATTGTTTAATTCACCGTTAAACCTCTCTACAGTGTTAGCTTGACCTGCGTTAAATTGTGCTTGAGCATTAGCCTGACTAGCATTATACTGTGACACTTGTGTAGCTAAGTTTGCAAAAAATTGGTCAACTTGATTTTGTGATGTTGCATTAAATTGTCTTGATGCATTTTCTGCAGCTTGGTCTGTAAATAAAGACTGCACTCTTTGTTGTGCCTTAAACAATTCTGTTTGCTGTTGGTTAGTTAAATTAGCCATGTCCATCTGCAAAAAGTTTTGTGCATTTTGTACAGCAGCCTGTTGTCTATTTGTTAAATTAGATGCATCTAAGTTTGCTAAAGCAGATGCTTCTGCCATCACAAGAGCTTGTCTATTTGTTAAATTATTTAAATTGACAGTGTTAGCTATTTTAGAGTTTTCCAAAGCTACCTGTTGTTCTGCAGTAAAATTTACATTTGCTATGTCTGATATTTTTGATGCATTTTGAACTCTTGCTTGAAATGCTTGGTCAAACTCTTGACCTATAAATGTAGCACGTTGTTGTGCTGCTAGCATTGCACGTTGTTGTCTATTTGACAAGTTCTGCATTTCAAAAGTTCTAATTGTATTTGCATCTGCTTGTGCAATAGGTAGTGCCGATTCAATCGCTGCCTGTACAATAGCCTGTCCTGCTATACTAGAAGCGCCAACACCTCTTTGTTGCATTACAGCTTGTACACCTCGTATTGCACCTGCTGCCCATGATGGTGGATTAGTTGCATCAAAGTTAGCAGTTAACTGTGATAACTGACCCTGCACTGTGGCTTGGTCTGTAGGTGTTGCTGTCGCAGCCTGTACCTGTTCAGTATACTTTGATGCTTTTTCTGCGTTTGCTACACCATCTATTAGCTCACCTGTTTGTATCTGCCTCTGTACAGGATTTGTCATTAAGATAGCATTACCTTGTGCTGAAGATAAATTCTTTACACTTGATGCTGTTTGTTGTGCCGCAAGAACAGATGCTCTTGGGTCATTTGGGTCTGTTTGGGATGCCTGTAGTGTATCAAGTGATGTATTAACTTGTTCTGCAGTTTGTTGTGCGTCTACTACATTTGCTTGAGTTGTTACAGGTGGTGTTGCCATGGTTGTTGTAGCCATAGCTGTTGGAACATTAATTGTACCTGTAACCTGCCCTGCACGAGGGTCTACCATTTGTTCTTGTGTAACTTGTGTTCCTACAGGAACTGTTGTAGCACCTGTTGGTAAAGCAGGAGCTAGAGCTTTTTGTGCTGATACATCTCCTATGCTTGCACCTGCAGGTATATTCTGTTGTGGTATATATTGTTGTGTTAAAGGTCTAGGTTGAGCCTGTCCACCCTGTTGCATCTTAACAATACCACCTCTAGCCATTTCTTTTGCAGCTTCTTCATACACAACCATTTCCCTTTGTTTATCAGGGTTTTGTTCAAGGTATGTATCAAAATCTTGCATAGGTCCTTGATAACCCATGCTATTTGCTATTTTTTGTAATGCTTGAGGTTTAAACCCCTTAAACATAGCCATAATTATTTACCTATTAATATCTTATCTAATTTATCTTCTAGTCTTT